ATTTTAAAGTCTGACTCTAATGCATACTCTTGTGTACCTACTACCAGTGTCAAAGAACCAGCAGTAAAGTTAAAAGGGAATTCAAATTCCCTCTGAGATATTTCCTGTATTGAAGAATTTATTGCATCTTTAACTTGTGCGCGAAAGCCTGTAGCAGTAGGAAAATCAACTGCTGTTAATTCAACTTCATTCAAACGTCTAAGTGTATCATTAACTAATGTTAAAAATGTTGTAGCCATATCCCACCTAAATTAAAGAAGGGGGTAGCCCCAATACAGAACTACCCCACAAAACTTTATTATGCCAAAGCATCTCTTGCAGCAGCAGTTGGTTTTTGACCATTTGCGTTGCAGTTAATACAAGTAGCATATACTCGTAGTACACCAACAGCAGCAGCAGCCCCTGCCAACTTAACGTCAATAGTATCAGTAGTACCGATAAATTGAGTGTAAGTTGAAGCACCTGAACCGACAACTGTATTGGTTTGTCCGTTAGTTCCAGCAGCACAATAGCCAGTGGAAGTAACATCAGCACCATCAACAATGTCATCACCAGCAGCAAAGTCAATGTCAGCAGTTACACTTGAAGTAAAAGCTGTCATAACTTCAGCACCAGCATTAAGTACCAATGTACCAGCAGGTATTTCTAGTAACTGAAAGATATCTCCGTCAGCTATTGTATTACCAGCAGTAATTAATGCAGCTACATCAAGGTATGCCTCGACATTGTACATTACATTGTTACCGTAATGACCTGGCATTACAGCAGAAATATCTGCACCAACACCAGAAGTAGATGAAGCGGTAAGGTCAAAAGTAGCCATTGTCTATTCTCCCTTAACCAGCAATATTATAGTGAGCGCGAACTAGTGCTTCAGGACGAAGAACCTTGCGACCATATAAATGTAACCCACGAACGATGTCAGCAAAGCTGTCATTGTCACGATAAGTTTCGACCTTCTCTACTTGAGAAGCCGTAGCAACAGCAGAATCATGTCCAGCAACAATTGCACCATAATGTGCGCTTGAACCATTAGTATCAATGGTAGCTGGGCCTGTTCCTATTGAAGGTAGGTTGTTAGACATATAAACTCTAAAACCACGGATCATGCCAGAAATGATACGACCATTACGAAGAATGTCTGGATCACTTGAAGCAAAATCACTATTTAATAGCTTAGAGTTTTCGTCATTAAGCTGTTCAGCGAATACTGGATCAACAACAACCCAACGTCCATCACGGTCAACATTTTGCTGATCGAGTAAACGAGCCATACGGTTTAGAACTTCCAAAGGAGTTGCTTCACCAGTAGATCCGTCAGGATGTAGGGCTATTGAGTCGGTAGCAGCACCACCAGAAACAAAGCTGTCTCGAGCAATTAACATAGAAGCTAGTAAACCATTAGCAGCTGCCCCTGCAATAGGATCAGTACCTGATTTATCAGCAGCTACTCTAGCGGTTCCAGCAACAGTACTAATTGTAGCCTGTTTGAAACCTGTCAAGTAACCTAGAACTTCTTGGTCAAATTGATCTTTTAGACGATAGCCAGCGCGGTCACTAGCCATTGACTCAAAGTTTACATGAGAATGAGCTTCCTCAATGTCATCGATTTTAAAAGCAAAGTAGTTAGCTTTATCGACAACAAGAGTAAAGTCATCATCTTGTAGGTCTTGTGGAGTTACTTGCGTACCCCTTGCATATTCAGAAATTGTGATTTCTGGTTCTTTGATAATACGCACTGTATCACCAAAATTAGATATCTCACCAAAGTAATCACTGTTGGTTATATCTTCACAAACACTAGTTTTACGGAAAGCTGATTGTACCTTCTTACTGTAAATTACAGGAGAGAAGTTACCATTAGGTAGATTTCCATAACCAGTTGCAGTCTTAAAAGCCATTGGTTATCTCCTTTCGGCTATATCGAAACGAGCCAACTTTGACAGTTTCAAGGCTACATCTTTAGGGTGAGGATAATCCTGGCCTAACGATTGTAGGTAGTTGATATGTTTAGAGTTAGCATAAACAGGAGGTTGTCTATAAAAGAGGCTCCTAAAAGGAACTAGCCAATGTTTCTAGTCATCAGCTAGTTTTATAATTGTATATAGTATATCACATTTAAATTAATTTGTCAAGTACTTTATCTTGCTCCACCAGTTAAATCGTATACAAATGTACCTTCTTTAACAGCAGTTTGGATATCTTCTTCATATCTATCCCAATCTTTAGCAGATAAACCTTTAACTCTAGATTCTGACCACACATTTCTATTGCTTGCTGTAGGTTCATCTGAGCGTTTAGTATTTGATACAGATTTGGCTGCATCTTTTGTATCTTTCTTAGTAACCTTTTTAGTTTCTAATTTATACAAATCAATTGCTTTTGCAGCTGCTAAATGGTCTGTGTCATTTTCATACAGAGCAGATTGTATCCACTTAGGTTGTTCTGTTACCCATTGATGAAACTCCTCACTCATCCTTAAATCTATATAATCAGGATGTAGTTTAGATAATTCATTTTCTGCCTTTTCTACTTGAACTTTTGTTTGCATTTCATCTACGTATTTAAGTTTTTCTTCTACATCTTTACGAGCTTCTAATGCTTTCTTGGTTGCAATAGTTTCTACTATTTTAGCAACATCTGGGTATTTTTCAGACCATTCTTCTAGTTCTTCATCAGTCTTAGGCAACTTTACTTGTTTACGTGTAAGACTTTCTACTTGCTGTTGAAGCTTACGTAACTCTCCAGTATGCTGCTCTTGTATCTGCTGAGTGTGTCTCCTGAGATCTCCATACCTTTTCTTAAATGTTTTTTCTTCAGGATTTAAATCTTCTTCTTGTTCTTCTGTTACTTCTGGCTCTTGTTGATTGCGTTGAGCCTCTAGTTCTTCTATTTCTTTATCTACTTCTTCTATAGATTCTCTTTTATATCGTTTATTTATTGGGGCAGTTTTAACTTCTTGTTGTACCATTTCCATTTTTATTTACTTTCTTTTCGGGGCTACTAGTAGCTTCTCACCATAAGAAGGGTAGTAGGTAGCCATCTAAATAGTATCAGGTAGATACTACATTACTTTTGAGAACAAATCCAACTCCTGGTATAAATTCATACTCACTCATAAGTCCAGCAACTTCTTTTGTAACTTCTTGTTTCTTTTCTTTTTCTCCTATAGTTTTAGCTTCTCCATCCGTAGCTTGTTGACCTGATGGTTCATCTCTAGTTTCATCAGGAGTTCCAGGTGCTTTATCTGCAATCTCACTAAGACTATCTACTAAACCACTAGCTGTTTCATTTACTCCAGAACTAACACCACCAAATACATCAGTTATTCCACCAAATACATCTCCAATTCCTGCCATTTCTGCTGTTGTCTGTCTACCAGTTGCCGAGTTTACAACATCACCCATAGCTATTGCAGCTGCTATTGCAGGACTTATAGCACTCATTAATCCTGCTGCTATACCAACACCTTGAGTTATACCAGGATTTTGTGTTTGAAATCCTTGTTCTGTTAAAGAATTTAAACCCATTTGTGCATTTGTAGGATTATTAGCGTGTCTAGCTTCTGCTATATCATCTATTGCTCCAGCTTTATCTTTTGCTTTTCCAACTGCTTGCATCGCAGCTAAAGAATTAAATACACCATATTGTCTAGCTTGGGCTATTTCTGCATTACTTAATCCTTCTGTTGCTTTATCATACGCTGCAGAATACTCGCGTGATTTTTCAAATCCTTCTATATTTGCAGCTGCTACATCTTGGGGAGTGCTTATTCCTTGTGGGCCAACTCCTGTAACACCACCAAAAGGATCTACTCCACCAAAAGGATCTACTGTTTCAGCCATATTTTCAGTTTCTTCACTACCTGTATCATCTTGTCCTTGATCTGGTGAGTCTGGATCATCAGAGGTATCATCAGCACCACTAACTCCCCCTACAGCTAACATCTTAGGTTCTGGACACATCATACCTTTAGGTGATGCACTAGCTATAATTAATGTAGCACCTTCTTCCATATCATCTGGAGATTCTACATCACCATTTTTTTTAACTTTAGGCATTTCATCATCATCATCTTCAGGCTTACCGTTTTCATCTACATTTTCTACAAAGCCTAAATCAGCCATTTGTTGTATCTCATCTAATACTGCCTGATGCATTTCAGTAATGTTTTTAAGACCTAAATAATTTACAACATTAGCAGGTAGCACGTATTCACCTTCAGATAACATAGCAGGTATATCATCAGCTACTTGTTCTGGTGTAGCTCCTGGTGGAGGATCTGCTGCATCATCTTCTTTGTCATCATCTACAAAGTCTGCCTCTACCTCACCACCATCTTTTAATAGTTTTTCGGGACTACCATCATGGGGTTTTTCAATATCCATATCTTCTCCTACAGGATCTTTTGGTTCTTCTTTTTCGGGTTCTTCTGCTTCTTCTTCTAATGGTCTATCGTCATCAGCACTAAGACTTTTAGAGTTAAACAGATTAGCTATAAATTCTCCTACATCTATTGAGCCTTCTACATCTCTAGGAGGTAGATCTTTTTCTGTTGAGGGTTCTGAAAGAGAAGTTTCTATTTCTTCAGTAGTTAAGGTCATATCTTCTACTACAGGTTCTTCTGTTGGTTCTTCTACTTTTTCTTCTTCAAGCATTCTTTCTGTATCATCAACATCACTGCCTACACCATATTCTCCTGGATCTTGTTTAATATTAATTAATTTATTTTTTATTTCTTCAGTAGATAACTTTCCAACATTTTGACCTTTACTGGTTTTTCCTTTTGAATCTGCAATTCCCCTCCAAGTACCATTTAATTCATCTATAACTTTATTAATATTTTCATCTGTTTCACTCATCGCAAAATCTTTTAAGGAAGGTACTCTTTCTTTTATCATTCTAATTGCGATAGCATCTTGAATTTCAGGGGTAAAAAGTTGAGTATCTAAATCTAAGTTTAATTTATTAGAAAATTCTTCTAAAACTTTGGTAGCACCAACACCAAAACTATTAGACATAATTTGATACTTACCCATAGCAGATGTAGGTTGTAATTTTTTTCCTTTACTATCTTTTTTATTTTGTGTGGCATTAACTAATTTTCTACCAAAATCTATGACTTCTCTAATTGTCATTTTAGTAGGAGGTTTTTCAGGCACTAAATAACGACCAAAATATCCAACCATATCGTATGGATTTTTTATAATTTTTTTAGCTTTTTTAGATTTAACTAAATTTAAATTATTTGTACCTTCATTTGTAGATATAGTATTTAATGTTTCTTTAATTAAATTATCATATCTCTCTTCACTAGCTAGTTGTGGAAATTGAGGATCTTCAAATCTCATTTCAGAATCTACTGCACGATTTGGATTAAGCATAGGTACTGGGGGAGTTGCCATATTAAGTTCCTTTTAGTATTGTCTGTACTTCTACACGCATAGTTCGTAGCTTT